AGATATAATTCCTCAATAATTTTTTTATCAATCTGTTTCATCTCAATAAAACTGCGTCTTGTATAACTTTCCAATTTTCACCTGAAGTATTTTCTAGATACGCTACGAATCCAATAGATTTTCCAATTTCTTCAAGCTTACCAAGCTGTTCTTCAACTGAAACATTCACCATCCATCTATATTTTATACCATCCACAATAGAATAATAATAATTAACTATCTCATCTCTTGTTCCCGCCACCATTTTATATTCTGTTATCATAACTGTATCTGTATTAATTTTTGTGTAAAATCCATGAACTTCTGAGTGATCTTTCCACCACTTGCCCATTCGCCCCCACCACCATTACAAAGATTTTCAGCCATGAATGAAATATTCGCTATCGAACCTTCCGGTTTTCTAAATGAAACGAACTGTGTGTCGGGATTCACAACGATAATGACATCCTTTTTATGGTTGTCAATCAGTTTTTTAGCTATTTCGTTCACCGGAAGCTTGGAAAACGTTGCGATCACTGACCATTCCTTAAATTCTCCTTCATAAATTTCCAACTTCTCGTATTCTTCATTAATAGCATCGAAAAATGCTTCCGCTAATTCCATTTCCTTATCAGTAAGGCCATCATAGCCATTCCAGAATCTATTTACAAATGTTTTGAATCGATTATATTTTGTATTTCTATAAAGACCATTAAGATACTCAGATTCCTTATGTTTTAAAGAATATACGTTGTAATCATCCACATAAAGTATCAATCTTTTCAGATCATTGGGTATTTCAAACTTTTCTTTAAACTTCTTATAAAGTAACTTACAGCATGATGAATATTCTTCGGAAATAATGGAAGAATCAAACACATTTAACTTTTCCCCACGGTCTGAAACGAAAACCACCTTATGGTCATCGATTTTATTAACCAAGGACTGATCTAGAACCATTCCGACCACAAATACTTTGTCATAATTATCTAAATTATGTTCCCAATCGGAATATTGGTTCAAGAAATCACCAAAGAATACAGATTTATAATCCATATCAGGAAAAATATTTCCCAACAAGATGGTAGAACATGCTCCATCAAGATCAGAATTAGCCCATACAAAAATTTTAGACATCTATACCTATAATTATCATAGAATTATGAAATGTCAATCGAAATCGACTGAGTTTAAATATCCTTTTTAACTCCCCAAAATGCTCCTCTAATTTTAGAAACTTTAGGAAGATCATAAAATTTATCTTCGAATAAATAATAGATCTGCTCATAAAGTAACCCATAAAAACTAAAATTTCTATATGTTTTAGAATAATGGTCCACTACACTTTCAAATTTATTTTCATCAACCACGAAAGCTTCTATTGAAGTAGTATTTCCAATTTCAGCCTTTTGAAAAATCTCCCTATCCAAATTGGTCGGGGTTAAAATTTCAGTCAATTCAGCAACATCCAATACCCAACTATTGCAACAAATATCATCAGTTTCCAAATTAACCAATGATACTGGACCATACATAGGTGTATTGGTGACATTAACTCCGTGCTTCTGTAAAATGTCTACATATATTTGTAGATCGCTATTTGTTTTCTCAATTCTCTCACTCATATCTGTTATATATTTTTACATTGTCAATCAAGTTTTTAACTTTTGGCCAATCGTTCTAATACTGAGAGGTCGTCATCATTCATCACTTCCTCTTCTTCCTCGGATTGGGTTATAGTGAGAGTATTATAATCAATTCTCATGGGTTGCACCATACCTCTTGGACCAAAGCGGTTCTTCATCATACCTAGTTTGATAAGACCCATTTCCATGTCCTCTTCCGATTGAAATATCGACATGATTACATCAGCAGTTGCAGCCACGCCAATGCTGCCTGCAATTCCCTCCATTCCGGGATTATCTTTACCAAATTCTTGTCTTCCTAATTGAATTGCTGATATAACAGGGCAATGAAATATGTAAGACATAGCTCTGATCTGCTCACATACATACATTATGCGCTCATATGAGTTGGACCCCTTATCGGTGTATAAAAGAGATAGATAATCTACGACAATAGCATCTAAATGAACACCAGTATCGATTAATTTCTTTATAAATGCTGATAATTGCTTAGGAGTGATCGTAGAAGGTGGAAATTCCTTAATAAATAGCTTACCACTGGTCTTTCCTTCCTCTTTTAGAGCATATCTAAGGGTATGTGTATCCTCTTTGAAGTTTTTTAGAGGTATCTTAGTGACATTAGATGCGATTCTCTTAGCATAAAGCATCTCAGACATCTCCAGAGACACCACAAGGACGTTCTTACCCTGTTCAGCGATGTTTGCCGCCACATTACCAAGGAAGATACTCTTACCGATGTTGGCTTGACCAGCAAATATATACAATGCCTTACCATCTTGTCTATAACCACCCCCTAAATGCTCATCCACCCACTCCCAACCAGAGGAAATATATATATCTTCGTTGAGAATATCATCAATTAACTTATCAACATCTTCAAATAGTTCAATGCCACGTTCAGTATCAAGACAAATTCTACAAATATCTTCGAATGCATCCAATACTTCGGATGGATTTTTAACTTTCTTCTCGGAATTCTCCGCTATCTCAAGAATATTACACCAAGTAGCACGTTCCTTTAGGAATCTTTCGGTATTTTGATAAAGTTCATCCTTATCAAAGGTCTTATCCATGACTTTAAACGACTCCACTAATCGTTTAAAGTCATTCCTCATCCCATCACTGTTTAAATACGGCTTGATTTCTGTAATTGTGGGTAATTTATGACGCTTATCATAAAAATCCTTAACAATTTCAAAGTATTTTGCTATATTTGCCTGCTCAAAATACTCAGGCTTGATGTAATCGGCTATAGAATTTAAATACGTACTGTCAGTCATAGCTTTATAGGCTATGATTTTTTCATATTCTAGAAGATCGATATCCATATTAAATTAATTAATATTTTTTAATTTTACCTGTCTCATTTTATCTTTCGTTTCCTCCGATAAACGTTTACCTAATTTTACTTGTCTCATTTTCTCCTTGGATTCTTCTGAATGTTTATGACCTTTAGCATTGCTTGTTTTACCCAATTTATTTTTACTCATTTTCTCTTTAGTTTCTTTTGAATGTGTATATCCTACTCTATTACTAGGTTTTCCTAATCTAGATCGACTCATCCTATCCTTTATTTCTTGTGATCTTTTTTTACCTTTCTGACTTTTACTCATTTTCTCTTTAGTTTCTTCAGATATTATTTTATCCTTATTAGCCTTCCCTATATTATCTTTATGGGTCTGTGAAAGTTTCTTTCCTAAATTTTTCTTTCGTATATTTTCTTTATGTTCTTCGGTAAATGGGGGTCTTGTTCTACCCCTCCAAGTAGAACCTATTTTATATCTATGTTCTTCTGAAAACGGACGCCCCAAATTAGCTTTTCTAAGCTTTTCTTTAACGCTTTCTAACATTGGAATTCCTGTTTTATCTGTAGAAAATTTACATATATTATATCCTTTATCTTTATTTGTTGAGTCGTATAATTCAATATAATAAGATTCTCTATGTAAGAGAGAATCGTTATCTTTTATTTTATCGAACTCTTCGAATATCTCCAATATTTCAATATTGAAGGCATCCCACCCATATTTAAATAAAGCATTTTGGAAATAATATCCACCTTTAGATCTTTTATGATAGTTTAATCGTGATCTAATATCAACTGATTTGCCTATATAAACCTTTCCATTTTCAATACATGTAAATTTATAAATTCCCGCCTTCTTTGGATATATTTTAATTGTTTCCATTAAAATATTTAATGAATAGATCTATGATTTTTTCATATTCATCTAAGTCAATGATCATTTAGATAAGTTTCAAATATTGCTTATATTGTTTTTCGGTAATGTTATCTTTATCTAAGTAGAATTCCAAATCCATCAATTTATCTGGCATACTTTTAACTAGAGTTGTTGTATATGGTGTTTCCTTATACCATTTTCGTTCCTGATGGACGATATTATAAAATAATAGGTAAGAATTAGACGACTTACAATATTCTTCAACATCAACATCTAATTTGTATTGTTTAATCTGGTCCAAGGCTCGTTTTTCACAATCCCATTCCAACTCGATTACCCCTCTTATAGCATACTCTATAATATCCTTTCGGAAAAACTTACCATCCAACCAATCAAAAACTATTCCACAATTATTAATCAATTTCATGAAGTATTTTCGATCAGTCTTCCATTGTAAATAGTGACAATATTCATGAATAAAGATTTCAAATCCCATTTTATTTTGCATGGATACTATAAATTCCTTATTTTCGTAATCAAACGATCCCCCAAAATCTCCGATCTTTTTACTTTGTTGTAATAAAATTGAATACTTATCCCTAATAAGTTCTGATACCACCTTACATATGTAATTATCTCTTGTCATATTTGTTGTATTTGTTTATTTGCGGATTTTCTCATCTTTTCTTTAGTTTCTTCTGAATGTTTATATCCCGGTCTTTTATTTTTTATTCCTGTCTGAGCTATACTCATTCGTTCTTTAGATTCCTCTGAATGTTTTCTACCCAATACTGCACGACCTATCTTTTCTTTACTTTCATCAGAATGTTTAAAATTTTTTCTTTTGCTGGGTTTATCTTTATACAATAACCTAAGTTTTTCTTTACTTTCATCTGACATTTTTTTACCCAAATTCGCTTTACGTAATTTTTCTCTATGTTCATCGGACATTTTTTTACCCAAATTCGCTTTACGTAATTTTTCTCTATGTTCATCGGATCTTGGGGGTCTATTTAATGCCGATATTCTCATATTCTCCCTAGATTCTTTAGAAAATGGACCTGTTTTTTTACCTAATTTAGATATACGTATCTTCTCTTTGGTTTCTTCTGAATGTTTTACACCACTTCTATCATTGGAATATTTACATATATTATATCCCTTATCTGGATTGTGAGACTCGAATAAATCTATATAATATGTCTCCCGTTCTAGAAGAAAATTATTATCTCTTACCTTATCAAAGTTATCCACTATCTCTAATATATCAACCCTAAAATTATCCCACCCGTATTTTAAAATTACACTCTGTAAGTAATATTTAATATTAGAATTTTTTCCCTGCCATTTATGGGCCGCAAGTCTGCTGTATATATTTACAGACTTTCCAATATAAATTTTATTATTAATATTACAAGTTAATTTATATATTCCAGCTTCTTTCGGATAATTATTTTTAATCTTCATTTAATTATTTAACTAACAATTTAAGAATATTTTGAAATGAAGTATTTTTCTCCCTCTCTCCACTCATCTGTGAATTCTCTAAGTCCCGGTGACTCATGAGTAATCAGAATGTCCCCAACGCCAACCCTACCACCCTGTAAGTGGAAGTCAACTACCTTTAAGAGACGATTCATCCAACAATCTCTCAACCTCCCCCCAAGATTCTATTACACTCATTTTTATATCCACCAAACTTCCAAAATTCCCAGAAATAGGGTTTTCTCATCTTTGGAACACAATCCAATTCATATAAACAGCCATTATCAATAGTTTTAGATTTCATCTCGATTATCTTTTCTGATAAATTGGTATGATTCCAATAATCACATCGTATAGTTTTAATTTTCTTCATTGTTATTTTAACTTATCATAATAGTGGCTGTTGTCAATCTCCATTTTTACGATTTCGTCATAGAAATGCTAAATAATAGTATGACAACGAAAGAATACTATTTATCAATATATGGTGAAAACATGAGCAAACACAAAGTTCTAAAAGAACCACACCACAAAGATTTATTAAATGTTACCAATTTTCTACCACCAGATTCGACACCAATGGAGAGGATTTACTGCCTAATAAACAACGTAACATCAATTCCTATGTGTGAACGTGAGGGGTGTGGCGAGTATGTCAAATTTCCCCATCATCTATCTAAAAATGATAGATATTATAGAAGATTCTGTTCAACTAAATGTTCTAATAACGATACTAACGTTCAGATGGAGAAATCTAAAACCTGTATTTCAAATTATGGAGTGGATAATCCGTCAAAGAGTATAGAAATTCATCAAAGAAAAGTTAACACAGTTATGGAAAACTACGGTGGATTTTTGATGACATCTCCAACAC